AACTTATATGATTTGTGAATAATCCTCATATATTATAAATATCTTGATTTCCTACAAAAGACAGAATTTTTGTAAAATGTTTGTATTCTGTGAAAACATATTTACAAAAATTCTTTACTATGTCAAAAAAATCAAATTACATTACAACAAATCGTTCAAAACATTATTTAAAAATTCATTTAATATTTGTTTGTAAATATCGTAAACCTTTACTTATGGGTAATTTAAATGAAGATATGAAAACCATATTGGAAAATATTACGAACAATTCAGATTTTAATATTGAGGTTATGGAATCAGATATTAATCACATTCATTTTTTAATTAGATATATTCCTCGTTTGTCGGTTTCATCAATTGTTCGTAAATTAAAACAAGAATCAACAAAACAAATTTGGTCTTTGTATTCTGATGTTTTAAGTCAAGAATTTTGGTTAGAAAAAACTTTTTGGTCTGATGGTTATTTTGCTTGTTCAATTGGTGAAGCATCACCAGATACAATCAGAGAATATATTTTAAATCAAGGTTAAAAATATTTTTTAAAAAAAATCGTTTTTTTTTTTTGATGGATATTTATAATTAAAAATATACTATGAAAAAAATTGTAAGATTAACAGAATCGGATTTAGTAAGATTGGTTAATAGAGTTATAAGTGAACAATATGATGAAGCTTTGAAAAAAGAACTCCAAAATATTGGTGGAAATTATCAACCCATTAAACTTTTTTCTGACAAAACCGAAAAAAATTTGGTGGGTGTGACTTTTTTTGACGAGGTTTTTAAAAATGAGGATGGTTCAATTAATTTATATCCTGGTCAGATAAAATTTAGTTCAACATTAGGAAGTAAAAGTGGTTATAAAGTGCTTTTATTTAAATGTGGGACACAAGGATTATTAAGTAAAGGTAATGGTAAAATATTATATAATAGAGAATTAGAAAATTACTTAAAAAGTAAAACTTGTGGTAAAAAAATCTAAAATTAAAAACCACCTTACATCCCACAAACTAAAGATTTGTGGGTTTTTCGGTGGAGTTATATAAATATGATAATAGGATTGAGAATCTCCAAATCCTTTGTCCTAATTATCATTCATACACAGATAACTACCGAGGTAAAAATATGAGTGCCAGAGGGGAAACTCTCTGAGTAGAACTCCGTAAATTCGGTGAACCCTTTGAGATGGGAATACCGAGCCAAGCTTCAGAAATGAGGAAGGTGTAGAGACTAAACACGGAGAACCTAAGTCTAAAAAGATATGGTTAAGGTATAGTCCAGACCACAAACAACAAATTGGTTGGTAGTGAAAACTATAGTGGTAAGAAAATCCTGTGGGCATTTGCCCGTGCGGGTTCTATTCCCGCCCCGAGTACAGAAAAAAAAAATAAAAAATATTTTACAAAGTGTTTGGTAGATTAAAATAAAGTTCTTACATTTGTAAAAGAAACGGGGGTGAGAAAATGTGATGGTGGACTCACCCCCACACAAAATGAAAGAAAGTTCTTTGATTTAAGATATTGTGGTTGTAAGCAAGGGGAAACTCGTAAAGTACATCAACCAGTTGGTTCAAGATGGTGAAACGACAGTGTGAGTCAACTACTAAATCACAAAAAAGGTCGAAACTAAAATGCTGACGTACCAGTGGACGCTTATATCGTCCATACCTGTAGCGGTAAGTTGAAAACGTTGGTTCGAATCCAACCGTCAGTACAAAATTGGTCTATTGGTGTAATAGTAACATTTGTCCCTGTCACGGACAAGCCCTCGGAGCGTAACTGGTATAGACCGCAAAAAAAGTTAAAAAAAGATTTTGTAGATTAAAATAATTACTTATCTTTGTAAAAACAATTTATGAAAAAAGAAACTATAAGATGTGAACGATGTGGTGAAGTACTTAACCCTAAAATGGTAAAATGGTTAGAACTATCAAATACTGACGGAAATTATTACAAGAAAATACCACAAGGTCACGAATCACAAGGAGGATTTCCTTTCGGAAAAACTTGTGAGATTAAACAGATTAATGAAACAAAGAACCAACTTCAAATTAAATAAAAAAAATTACCATTATGAAAACATTTCAAGATTTAGAATTCGAACAAGTTAATGACGCACCTTTTATGGTCGGTAAAAAATCTCGTATGCATTTTGATAATGGATATGGTGTATCTGTTGTATCACACTCTCATTCGTATGGGGGTAGTAAAGGTCTTTATGAAATTGCAGTTCTTGACTCAGAGAATAATCTTACTTATAATACTTCTGTAACAAATGATGTTATTGGTTATCTTACTGAACAAGATGTGACCGATGTTATGAAACAAGTGCAGGAATTATAATTTGTTTAACTGACATAAAATATCTATAATTGTATTATTGTTTAACTTAAAAATCAAAAAATAAACTATGGCAACAAAATCAGGAAACAAAGGACGTTACATCTGTAAAGTGGGATATTTCGACGTTTACGCAAAAGATACTTCAAAACCTGCTAAAACTTCAAAATACAAGTGGACTAAAGGTGAAGTAAAATCAACAGAATATGTTCTGTATCACTCTAAAAAAGTTGTGGGTAAAGGACTTCAAACAAAAGATTTGGCTGTAGCTAAAGCTTTTGAGTTGATGTCAAAACATAAAGTTTCTGTATAATTAAAAAAAAGTATGAATAAAATAATTAATTTTTTAAAAGGTGTTATATCCACTGTGTTTGTTATGATTGGTTGTTTTTTGATGACCTTCTATATGAAACAACCATTTAGTATCATTAGTCTTTTTTGTGGTCTTGTAGGGTTTTTTATTCTTTATCCCGCAATTGATAAATGGAAAGAAACATTAAAGTTTCGAAAAAATAGATCAGAGTAGGTAAATGTTAATTTAACATTACTTTTAGTGAAAACAAAACGTTATAAAAATAAAAAAATGGACTTATCAATTTTAGTAGCAATTTTGGTTCCAGTTATTCTGGTGATGATTGTGGTAATTATGTCATTCAAAGGACAAAAAAAATAGTGACATCATATTTATTTTTATAGTATTTATATATAAAAAAATAAATGAGTTACCCTAATAGAAAGTTAATAACCTCGGAACAAGAAAGAAGACACATTTTGTCTTTGTATGGTTTAATTAAGGAATCCGACGAACCCGCACCACAACAAACTTAATCATCAGGTTTAAAGTTTGATAAAACGATAAATTTTCCTCCTGGATATTATAGAACTAAAGGATCTATCAAAACTAAAGCAGGAACGACTTACGTTTGGAATGTTGATCAAACATTAAAAGCGGACTTAGAAAAGGTAAGAGAATTTTTAATAAATAACCCAACAGGTTATATTGTTGAGGTAAATCTTTATAGCGGGGAATCACAAATTCCAAATAATGATAATGAGGAAGGTGGTAAAATAATAGAACAAAACGAACTTAACACATCAAGATTAAACACTTTAAAAACATATATACAACCAATTTTTGATTCGTGGAAAACAGAAGGTATTACACCAACCTATTTCAAGATAAACGAATATAAAGAAATTGGTAAGACTCCTTGGGTTGGTACACCATTTTGTCCTGAAGATACACCAAATCCAAGAAAATGCTCAACAGATTATTATAACAAAGTTGCGACCGGAGATACTGTTGCGTTACAATATAAGTCTCAATACGATTCAGAGCAATATTTCCGTGTTATAATTGAGGTAAAAAAAGAAGAGTCTCCTGAGACGAAAATTTCAAGTCCTCCGGTTACAGGAAAAACATCAAATGACAATGTTACTGAAGATTGTGTAAGTGGTTTAGAAATCGTCGTATATGTGAAAAAACATAATTGTCAAAATGCCGAATATTTGGTTTACGCAAACAACACACTTTTAACAAATTTAGTAGGAGGTAATACCGCAAACTTAAATAATGCTGGAAGTAAATTAAGTACGACCAATATGGATTTCCCACTACCAACAAGTGATTCATATTTAATAACTAATGCTGACGGTGTTAGAACTCAAGCATTTTCCACAGATTCCGACATAGTTGCACAAGCCCTAAACCCCGCTTTTGGTTATACTAAAAATGGTCCATATACGGCAAATGAATCTGGAGATATTGGTAATGAAAGATCTGACACATTCAAAGTAAATTCAGTACAATCAAAAACAATTACCACCGAAGGGAATGGTAAAATTAACATTTGGTTAATTGGGACTACAAAATCTATGCACTTGGATATTCCTTATGTTTTAATTAAAAAAGATGGTAAAGAGGTTTATAATGGTCAACCAAAGATTGAAAAGGGATTAGTTTTAACATTAAGTGGTTGTGGAAATGAAGTTATTGACAAGGACTCATCAGCTCAACAACCAACAGGATATCAACAAACATTAGTAAATATGTTTAAATAAAGGTTTGATGAAATAAAATCAAGGCTTGATGATGTCGCAATCGAAAAACTTTCAAAAAATCAAAAGAAGGATTATAAAAGTGTAACTTTAGATAGAACAAGACAACTCTTGGAGCTTATAAACAAAGTTGATGCCATTTATAGAGACTTATACAATACCACTAACTCAGTAAATGAATTAAGAAAAAAATATAATTCAGAAAAAAATAATGCTGAGAGGATAAGCCTTTTTAATCAGATGCAATTGTTATTAGACGGTACCCCATCATTTAGAAAAAATGAAGATGGTACCAGCTATTTGGATAATAAAATAGAAAAGTCAAGAAAAAATCCAGAAAAGTACCTTGCTGGCGATATTTTTATAAAACTAGAAGAGTTTTATAAACTTTACGATTATTACTTTAAGGATGATTCTGAATATGTTTCTAGTGGACTAAAATATGATCAACTTTCATCGGGATAAGTTTTAAAAAAAATTAAATTAATCTTCTACACTTTTTAAAGATATTTATCTAATAAATAAACTTTTAAAAACTAGATTAATGAAGTTAACAAAAGAACAAATTTTAGGTATCGTAAGACACGCTCTTACGTTTGTTGGGGGTATCGTAGTAATGAAAGGTCTTGTTGATGAGACTATGGTTACTGAAATTATCGGAAGTGTTATGACCTTAGTAGGTGTTGTTTGGTCAGTAATTGATAAAAAATAAAACCTAAAAAAAGAAAACTTATCCCCCATTTTTATACGTGGGGGATATTTATGTAATAAAGTTATGAAAAAACTAATCACCGAAAATGAAAAAAATAATATAAGAAAAATGCACGACTTAGATGAGTCTTGGTTTTCAGATATTATTGATAAAATAATGAAAGGTGAAATTACAAAAGATATTGCTAAAGCATTTGAGGACTTAACTGGTGTTGATTTTTCTAAAAAAGAAAAATCAGGAGAGGTATCAAGTGAATATAAAGAGTTTAAAATAACAGAACCAAGTTCTTCAGACAAAAAATTCTATGAAGAGGTTTTAGAAGGTATTGGAGCGAAACCAAGTAATGAAAATCTTTTATTCTTATATGCTTGGAGACAGGCTGAAGGTGCAAAATCAACTTACAATCCATTTAATACAACCCAAAATAAAAAAGGGTCAACATTATGGAATTGTTTAAAGAAAAAAGACGGAAAATGTGTTGGTGGTGTTAGAAATTATGAATCAGAACAAGATGGTATTAAAGCCACGGTCATGACTTTAAAAAATGGTCGTTATCCTTGTATAGTGAATGGTTTAAAAGATAACAAAGGTGCTATGGAAATTGCCAATTGTGGTGATTTAAAAACGTGGGGTACTGGAGGATTAATAAAAAAGGTGTTGAAGACAAAGATGATTAATCCTCCCGCAATATCAAGAACGTTGGTTAAAAAAATATAAAAATAAAAAAATATGTCTGAAATTGTAATCGCATTTATCACAGGAGTTTTGGGACCAATATTATTGATCTATATCAAATATATTTTGGATAAAAATAAGAAAAAACCCGACATGGTAATGGATACTTTAAGGGTTAGTGAGTTGATAAATTCTAAAATTGATTACATCAAAGAAGAATTTGGCGCCGATAGAGTATGGGTTTCTCAATTTCATAATGGAGGTAACTTTTACCCAACAGGAAAATCAATCACTAAATTTTCAATAATTTATGAAACGGTTGGTCAGTATGGGCAATCAGTTCAAACTAATTTCAAAAACATCCCAGTAAATTTATTTTCAAAATCGATAAACGAATTATTTAATAATGATTCTATTGAGATATCTGACTATAAAGATGAACAGATCCCAACTTTTGGACTAAAGTATATTGCAGAAGAAACTGGATGTAAGTCATCTTATCTATTTGCAATTAAAACAATCGAAGATAAATTTATTGGGATTTTATCGGTTGATTACACAAAAGACAAAAAAAGTCTGTCTGTCGAAGAAGTAATCCACCTTCAAGTTCACGCATCATCAATTGGTGGTGTTTTAATGAATTATTTGAACCAGTAAAGATTTTTTCATATCTTTACGGTATGAATATTTTCTTTTTGGATTTCGACACCAACAAATGTGCTGAATACCATAATAATCGTCATGTGGTAAAAATGTGTGTGGAATATTCGCAATTATTATGTGGCGTTCACCACACTACCCCCCAAGTCACCCCCCAAGTTCCCTACAAGTTATCACACAAGAATCACCCTTGTGCAATATGGGCTCGTGAAAGCTTATCTAACTACTTATATCTTTGTGATCTTGGTTTAGAGTTATGTAAAGAATATACATATCGTTATGGTAAACGACACAAATCTCAAGATGTAATTGAGTGGTGTTTAATAAATAAACCAAACATAGTTGATAAAAACTTCACCACACCACCAAAGGCAATGCCCGACGAATTCAAGGTAAGTGATATAATTCAATCATATCGAAATTACTATAAAGGGGCAAAAAAAGATTTTTGTAATTGGAAAAATAGAGACATTCCCGAATGGTTTTTAGCCTAACGGCATATTTATAAAATAAAATATGTCATTAGATCTAATAATAGAACGAGAAATTAAAAAAATTGTTCGTCAAAAACTTAACGAAACCAACACTTATGGATTTCCTGAAGGTAAGGTAGATTCAGGAAAAGTTGTACCAGGTGGTGAAGGTGGTAATTGGGATGGGTCTATGGAAAGGGCTTTAGAAATATTAGACATTGCTCGTGATTGTAAAGGTGGTGGTAATGTCGTGTCTTCACAAAAAAGATCAAGAGTAAAAACAAGATCAGGAAGAGTGTCAGATCATTATATTGGTAACCTATCCGCTTACGCAGTTGATATACCCGCACGAGGTGAATCTGGTGATGAGTTATTGGCTTGTATTATGAAAAAATGGAACAACGGATCTAACTCTAATTATGATGGTGGAAAATGGTTAAACGTCAATAAAGATGGTTATCGTTATCAATTTGGTTGGAAAGTCAAAGACCATTATGATCACATTCATGTTGGAGTTAGAAAAAAAGGTGGAAAAATTGTTGATGATCCTACCATTGATAAGACAGAAACACCAAAAGATTTTTCATTTGATAAGATTTTACAAACATTAAAAGGTTCTTCATCTGACTTTTTTTCTAAATTAAATGATATTTTTAAAGATTTTGTATAAAAATCAAATATTTATTTGACACATTCATTTTTAATACTTAAATTTACATCATATTCGTTCTTTAAATATTAATAACTAAAAATCAAACTATGAGTGAAGATCAAACAATCGAATCTTATGAGATTTTTTATTATTTTGACTCAAACGGCAAAAAATACCACACACCAAGTCAAGTATATGCAACACTTAGAGCAAAATATTACGAAACTCATAAAGTTTATGTAGAAAAAAATTAAAAAAAGTTCACAAAGTACTTGACAGATCAAAATAAATGTCTTAACTTTGTAAAACAATTGAGATGGGAAACGATTAAGATACAAATCTCGAAAAAAAAAGTGAAAGAAAAATTTGAGAAATAAAAAAATTATTCTTAACTTTGTAAAACAAATCGGAAAAGTCCGAAACGTTCTTTGAAAAAAATAGATTATCCGTTCAAGATAAGTTTTGTCAGATTCTTTGACAAGTAATTGGAATGAAATTTCCATCTTTGATTGATTAAGATATTGGGCCGTATATAGTCCATTAAAATAAACTACGAAAGTAGGATAAAGTGAGTCATTTGTGTTAGATGATTTGCGGCTTCTTTTTGGAGCTCGAGTATACAAGCGGGATACCGTTTAATCTTTACTACCGAGGGCAACGCTGTAGGGAACGTGATTAGATGATTTGGCGATGTGGGTCGTCAAATTGAGGTGGGAACACCAATAGGAATAACCCGTAGGAATATTTGCGAAACATGAAATTATCCAATTTCATTATTGCGTGTTCCAATATCAAAGGTTATTTAAAACCGAAAGGTATGTTAAAAAACGGGTGGTGCCGTTATTAACCTTGACGAACTTCTACCAAGGGGTTAGTCTCGAAGTAATCTTGAAGTATGGAAATGGGGACATTTCATGGAGTAGTTGAGTATCGACTCGTTCAAAATATGGGTTGGCTCGGTTGGCAGACCACTACTTCGATAATCCACGACACAAACTTATGACTATTGTATTAATAAAATAAGGAAAAGTGTCTGTCACGGTATAACGGAAGTTGCCCACTTAGTCACGGATTGTCCGTGGCACATTAGGTTCCCAAGACCGAGTGTATTTCTACCAAAAACCTCTAATCCTGCAAGGACGAGTTGGGGAGGCATCCTCAAAGAGAGTTAAGTAATAGGAGAGTAGTTATATCGTCAAGGAGTGATTGGTCTAACCAATCGGCAATGAGAAATACTTTCCAAAAGAAAGTGGATAAGAGTAGAAACAATAATCACTCTAAAGGTTCTCACAAAAACGTGTAATCTCAGCGTTTCTTTTTAATGGACCCACCGGTAAAATATTAGGGACAATTAGTCCCTTTTTTTGTGCTTAAAAAAATCACAACCAAATACACAATAATTTTAACGCATAAAAAAATCCCACCATAATTAAATGATGGGATTGTTTAGTGTGGACCCGGAGATAATCGAAATCTCGTCCAGCTCGTCTTGTTTAAAAGACACCTACATGCTTAGGTTGGTATTTTCTAATACCCCAAAATATTTGATTTTAACTTGATCAAAAACAAGGTTAGTTTGTTCTTCACCATCGTAAACTAACAACCAATGGACCATTCAATTTATAGTTTAATGGTAATCCACTTTTATCACTTCTGTTGCTAAGCGTATGTGAACCGGCTCCCGTTTCCGTAAACTTCTTAAGCTACAGTAACTTCAGAACCTCTTAGTAAACCAAGAGTTTCCATTTTGTTTAGCACATTGCCAGTTGTTTTTGTGAGTCAGTTTTTAACGAGATTATCTCAGTCTCGGCATGCTTCTTTTATCCAACCAACGCCTGTCAAATCCAAGTCGGGCCCATATTTTCAAAGAACTATAATACAAATATAATACAAAGATTTCACTTTGACAATATATTTATAAATATATGAAAAAAAGACTTCTTATAGAAAACGACATAGATGAATTAGAAGATTTTAGAAAAATTCTACTTTTAAATAAAAAAAAGTTAGATTATAACGATGTCGATTTTTACAATTCTGAAGGTAATAATTTTAGAGATACAATTGAAGTAACTCCCCATGGTCTATTGTTTCATTTTGATGATTTAGAACAATTTTTAAAGTTCTTTTTTCCTGAAACATATGGAGAAGGTACTGATGGTGAGTGGGATGCTGGTAACTACGATAGAATGTATTATGGAAATTGGGACTTTTATACTGAGTGTCAAGATAGAGCATATGATGATTGGGATGATGGATATCAATTAAATTACTTTTGTGATTCTGCAACAATAAAACTAAAACAACTTGCTGATCTTCTAAATCCATCAACGAGTGAATATTTTAATGAAACCCCTAATGGTAATTTAAGATATGATGGTGGGGGTTATCTACCAACAGTTTTAGATAAGTTTTTTCCTGAACTTCTTGATGAGATAGATCAAATTATTTGTATAGGTAAAGATCATGCGGTTTCTAATGGAGCTCAAGAATTGATAGAAGAAACTTATTGTAATGGTCTTAAACGATTTGGTATCGAAAATTGGGGTAAGAGTAGTCTTACAAATTGTTTTCGAACCTACTTTATAAGTTGGGGTAATTTAGTTCAGTTGTATATTGATAAGGGGGATTTTGATGAGAATGTCTTAGATTTATTATTTAATACAATCGAAAAAGGTTTTAAAAATCATCCACCTGAATATTACGAAATTGAACATTATGTTTGGAATAATGAAATTTTTGATTCTGAAACTTGCGAGAAATTTGAAGATCTTATGGATTGGTATATTGAAAAGGCTTACGAAGGAATTAACTCGAATTACAACGAGGTAGTAAGAAAATTAAGTGAATTAAAACTATTTGAATATAAACAATTGCCTGATAAAAAACATTATCTTAAAGTCGAAAGGGTTGATCCTGAGACTTTGAAAGTAACATTTAGAGTTGGAACATCACCACAAAATTGGAACTCTAAAATGGGTGTTTCTGATGTTGATAGTGTGATTGCAATGGCAACTCAGCCAGGTTTATTTAACCCGACCGAGTATAGAATTGATTAACACTAATCTAAAGAATAACGGTATTTTAGTATCTCATATAATTTATATCCATCTTCATCGTCAATATAAAGTTGGTTTTCATCATAAAAATCACAAATTATAATACCATTTTTTTCTTCTATTATATCAACTGTAGATAATTGATGAACTTCATCATAAAAAGGTTTATCATCTTGGAAATCAAAAATGCTTGGCTGAGGTCTAATTTCCTCTTTGAATTCGTATTTTTTTAAACCCAATTTATCAACCATGTTTTTTCCTGCAATAATTGCCCTTTCAACATCAGAAATACAAACAAACTCATTTGACGTGTGCATGTTATAATAACCACATGACATATTGATACAAGAAATATCACTATATTGTTTAACCATCATAATATCGGTGTAAGGGTGAGATTGAACCATCATTTCATTTTTGAACCCCTCTGAGATAGCTTGTAACGCCAATGGAAAAAACTCACCATTCTTATCAAACAATACCGTTCCTGAACAACTATAAGAAATCAAGTGATCACCAGGGGCATCATATTGGGTGCAATATCCAACATCTTTTAAAAAGTCCTTATCCAAGTTTCTTGATCCATGACATCCAGTTTCTTCTGAAACAAAAAATGCAACTTTTACTTTATTTAATTGTTTAAGTAATTCTAAACAGATGAAAATACCACATTTATCATCTCCACCAATGCCAGTAGGTTTTCCATCAGGAGTATATGCTTTTAAACAATCAACTTGATTTGAACCAAAGTCTTTTCCGAATGTGTATAGACGAACCAAAAGTTCTTCTTTTACAACAATCTTATCTACAATATTATGAACCGTGTCGGTATGAGAAATAAACATTGGGTAAAATTCACCTTCATCCAATGTTCCTTTAGTCACGTATATATTGTTGTGATAATCACGATACCAGTCATATCCTTCTGTGGTTAGATAATTAGTCAAAAATTCGACCATCTTATCTTCTTGATAAGTTTTCGAAGGTATGGATAATAGTTCTTTAAATTTATTTAGATCCATTTCAAATTGTTTCTACAAAGATAGATGAAAAATTGTTAATAAAAAATTTATTCTTTCTTTTTTATTCTTCTTTTGGGGTTTTCTATTAAAATATTTTCACCCTCAACAATTAAATTATATGTATTACCCTCAACAATTTCATCCATAAGAATTTTTTCAGAGATATAGTCCTCAATTTTTTCTTGGATCGCTCTTTTAATTGGTCTTGCACCATATGTTTCATCAAAACCAACTTTAGATATTAGATCAACTACTTCATCACCATATGTAAAATGATAGTTTTTAGATTTGACACGTTTTAACAAAATCTCAATTTCAAGCTTAGTAATTTTGTCAATATGCTCTTTTAATAAAGAATTAAAAATGACTACATCATCAACTCGATTTAAAAACTCAGGTGCGAAAAACTTACTTAATTCTTTTTTCAAAACATCTCTTTTTTGTTCTTCTGCGACTGCAGAACTTGAATTTGTTTTAAATCCAACACCAGTTCCAAAATCTTGAAATTTCTTAACTCCAATATTAGAAGTCATAATGATTAAACAATTTTTGAAATTAATTTTTCTAGCTAAAGCATCGGTTACATGTCCGTCATCTAACATTTGAAGAAGTGTTGAAAAAATATCCTTATGAGCCTTTTCGATTTCATCAAAAAGAATCACCGAATATGGTTTGTTTTTCACTTGTTCAGTTAATTGACCACCTTCCTCATGACCTACATATCCTGGAGGAGAACCTATTAGTCTTGAAATTGTATGTTTTTCTTGATATTCACTCATATCAACTCTAATTAAACTATCTTCACTACCAAAAATCACTTTTGCTAATTGTTTTGCCAAAAAAGTTTTACCAACACCTGTAGACCCTAAAAAGATAAATGATCCGATTGGTTTATTGGGGTCTTTAATTCCAATTCTATTTCTTCTTATTGATTTTGCTATTTTAATTACGGCATCTTCTTGACCGATGACTTTAGAATTCAAATTTTCGGCCAAATTAATCAATGCTGCTTTTTCATCTACATTGATTTTTGACACAGGAATTTTTGTCATATTTGATACCACTTCATAAACCAAATCTTCCGGTATGGGTCTTTTACTACTTTTTAAAAACTCCTCGAATTTCTTTTTTTCTTCCTCAAGTTTACCTAAAATCAACCGCTCTTTGTCTCTTAACTCGGCAGCTAATTCGTATTTCTGTTTTTTTATGACTTCCATTTTTTCTTTTCTAATATCAGAAGCCTGAGTTTTTAAATCTTCAATTTCATCAGGAAGTTTAATATCAATTTGCATTCTTGACCCAACCTCATCTAATATATCAAATGCTTTATCAGGAAACTCTCTATCCGTGACGTAACGATCTGCTAATTCAACAAATAACTTTAAGGTATTGTCATCATAAGTTACTTTGTGGTGCTCTTCGTATTTTGACTTACTTAATTTTAATATTTCTAAAGTTTCTTCTTTTGAAGAAGGGTCTACAATTATTTTTTGAAATCTTCTTTCTAATGCCCCATCTTTTTCAAAACTTTTTCTATACTCATCTAATGTTGTCGCTCCAATACACTGAATTTCACCTCGAGAAAGTGCGGGTTTTAAAATGTTGGATGCGTCTAAAGAACCTGAACTATTACCAGCACCCACCATAGTATGAATTTCATCGATAAAAATAATTATATTCGGATTAGTTTGTAATTCCTCAATAATAACTTTCATTCGTTCCTCGAATTGACCTCGATATTTGGTACCAGCAACTAAAGAATTAATATCTAAATCTAAAATTCTTTTATCCATCAAGTTTTTAGGGCATTCACCATTATGTATCATCATTGCTAAACCCTCAACAATTGCAGTTTTTCCTGCACCAGGTTCACCAATGATTATTGGGTTATTTTTCTTCCTTCTTGAGAGAATTTGGGCAATTCTAATAATTTCTTTTTTTCGCCCAATAACAGGATCTAACTTACCTTCTTCGGCTAATTTATTAAGGTCTTTACTAAAATTGTCTAATACAGTAGTCTGACCATCAGACTTCTTTTTTCCTTTATCATCACCATCTACGAATTCTAACATAACTTTTTTTTTAAATATATTTAACTTGTAACATAAAGTCCATTATTTATGTGTTTGAGACACATGAAATGAATTTTGTTATGTATTTATAGTTATGAAAGCTTGGAGAAAATTTGTCAATACTTTAGAACTAACAAAAGACTTAGAACAAAACTACTTTGAAATGAGGAAAATCTTTCAAAGGGAAGGGTGGACGCAAGAAGAGTTATCAAGCCCCAGATACTACCCCCAAGATTTATTGGTACTCCATTCTAAATTCCAACAAAAAATGCGTGAGATTTTCCAAACAATTAAAGATTATGGGTTTGATGTTGACCAACTTGAGGTTCATAATTATATTATGAATAAACTTAGTCACATAGATGACATAACCCCATTAAAATAATAATAATGGCAATTACAAAAGAAGAATACGTTGGGACTAAAATTATAAATGAAATTGAGTCCTCAAATTTGGTTAAAACGGAATATGATACCATGACAAAAAAAATGATTGCAGAATTTAAAAATGGTATGAAGTATGAATATGATGATGTCCCCCATCAACTATATACTTCATTTAGATCTGCAGAATCTCAAGGAAATTTCTTTAACAAAAACATTTCTAAAAATTACAAATATAGAAAACTATAATTAGTAGGTATTTATTAGTATGGATAATACCGATATCATTAAAAGTTTCAAATCTCAAGACGAACTTAATCCTAAAATTTGGGAGAAAGATGGTAAGTCATATACTATGAAACCAAAAGTCAGAGAAAAACTTTTAGAAATTGCAAATCTTTTTATTGATTTTTTAGGTGTGGATGTAATAGTTACTGATATTATTCTGATCGGGTCACTTGTAAATTATAACTGGTCAAAATATTCTGATATTGATTTACATATTGTTGTAAATTTTAATCAGTTTACTGAAAACGCAAAAGATCTATACCTTGAGTTTTTTGATTTGAAAAAAGTAATCTTTAATCAAAAACATAATATCACAATGTTTGGTTATGATGTTGAATGTTTTGTGCAAAAAGAAGATGAAACAACTTTTAGTAGTGGGATTTATTCTATCCTCTACGACATGTGGATGAACGAACCTAAAAAACTTGGAATAGAGAACGTCGATAAAGAATTACTTAAAGATAGGGTTTCTCAATGGATGAGAATAATCGACGGAGTAATTGAAAACATCCAAGATGAAGATCCTGATGAGATTAAATCTTTAGTTAAAAAATATAAAGAAAAACTTAAGAAGTTTAGAAACTGTGGTTTAGAAAAAGACGGTGAAATGTCTTTAGAAAACTTGGTATTCAAATTACTAAGAAGAAATGGGTATGTTGAAAAACTATATGACGTACCTACGGAAATTATTGATAAAAAACTATCAATGAAACAATAAAAGTCATTGGTTCGAGATAAATGTATTTATTGATATATTTATTAAGAAAAAATAATTAAAAAAAAATATAAATTAGTATGTCATCATTAAAACCTATTGGTAGTGAAAAATTGGAAGGTATGAACAAAATCAGAAGAATCATGCAAATTGCAAGATACAATGAAAACATTCCTCAGTCGGTAAACGAAAGCGCAAGATCAGTATATAAAATTGAACTTGCTGACGGAAAGTCTTATGAAATCGTAAAAGAAAGACAAGGATATATCATTAAAGAATCTTTGAATGAATCTAATGATTACATTGAACCTATTCAAAATAGAAAATACTTTTCTTCTTATTCACAGGCACTAAAAAAGTTGAATTTAATGGCTAAAGAGTTTAACGTTCTTTATGAAAACGAAGAAGGTACCGCACTTTTAGGTGAGCAAAAAAAAAAGTTTATACTAAAGACTAAAAAAAATAAGTCTGAGGTAAAACCTATAGATTCTATTCCTTCACCTGCACCGGTTCCTGAACCAACTCCTGCACCTGTTACTCCACCGGCTATGGATACCGCAACAATACCATCTGATTCCTCTAAACCATTACCGTCACCTGAAGTAGAAATGGGTGGTGATATGACATCTGAAGTTGATTCTGCAATGAATAGTAATATTGAATCTCCTGAAATGGGTTCGGATATTCCGTCTCCTGATGAAGATACGGGTACAGATATTCCGTCTCCTAATAAAGATATGGGTGGTGATGAAGATATGGAGGGGGAAAAATCAAAAGGACCTTCAGATTTAAAAAGAATTCAAATCTTAGTTGGTAAACTAGCACAAAAAATTAGATCCTATGAGGAGAGTGAAGATTTATCTGCTAAAGACGTAAAATATATTATTAACTCAATATTATCGGCAATTGATGTTAATGTTTTAGATGAAGACGACATAGAACAGATCATTTCAAAATTAGAAGGTAAAGAAGAGGATGAAGATGGTGAAATGAAATCAGGGTCTAAAGACGAAATGGGTTCTGAAGAAGAGATTAATACCGAAGAAGAAATGGGAACTGATTCCGAAATGAAAGAAATATATTCAAATTACGGGGAAGCATTTCAAGATAAGTTAGGTAGTACATATGCTAAACTTATGAGTGACGATCTTTTTGAAGATGAGGATTACGATATTGATAATACAGACACAGAATTTAGAAAATATGAAAAACCAAAAAGTTTAGCGTTAAAAGATATGGTAAAAGATTTTTCTAACGATATGGATAGTAGACATGAATTTAAAAAATCTATAATACCATTTAATACAAAATTTAAAGATTTTGATTTTGAAGATTCTTTTGACTTTGATGATATTGAAGATGATATGCCTCTTAGAAGAAAATTGAAAGGAAGACCAAGTAATTCTCATTATCATTTGAAACATGGTACATTTGGTGAGTCAAAAATAGACAAACTATTATCTAAATACTTTGTCGTTAATGAAAACGAAATTAAAAATAAATACAAAAAATTAAGTGAGACCGATTTTCAATTTGATTCAACAATTCAATATTTAAAAGAAAATCCAAAATCAACTTTCATGGGTAAATCATCTAAAGGTAACTTAATTTTCAAAAACGGACTGAAAGAAAACAAAATAACTAAATCAGGTGTTATTATATGAATTATTTAATATACATAAATGGTTTAGGTCCTAACTATAAAGGTGATAATATATATGAATTTATATTTTCAGATACTTTAAAAGTTTTTGGTGAAAATTGGGAGTCAAAACCTGCAAATGGTTATCCATTACCACCGGATATGGAATATATAAAAAAAGTAGGAACTCTAATTAATGAGGATGTTGTATTTGATTTGATACAAAACTCTGATGTATTCTCATTGATCGATTCTATGGATGGAGTTTTGGCTTTAGGTTGGGAAAAAGAAAATGACGAAAAAAATTTTTCTTTAATTACAAGATTGGTTTTTCAATTTGGGGAAACTGAAGAAAGTGTTAAAAATAAATTATACGAAAGAGATGTAGTATTACAATTTGAAAAAAATATAATGTATGAAAACTAAGGTAAAATTTTTAATCGAGAATGGATTGTCTATAGATACTATCTCTAATATGAATGATAAACAAATTAATCTATTATTTGAAAAATTCAATAAGTTTAAAAAACAAAAAACTGAAGAGCAAGTGACACCAGTAACCGAACCCCCCAAAACTTCTTACGAAATTAAAGGACCGGGAAATTTACCAAATAACCCAAAAGGAACGGGGTATAAAGTTGAAATGAAACCTGACGGTACGGTAAAAGCAACTCCAATGGAGACTGAAATGACTGAAGGTGATACAGAATCAATGATGAAATATGATGCTGGTTTAGATCCTGACCAAGATATCCCAACGGAAGGTGAGATTAAAGAAAAATTTGAATCTCTAGCTCAAAGAAATTTCTTTTGGGCAAAATGTAATACAAGTAAAGGTGTCAAAAAACAAAAATGGTGTGAAATGGCTAGAGAATTTGAAGACTCTACTTCAAAAAAACAATCGGAAACTATGCCGAAAAAAAAACACCCTGAAAAAACGGTAAAATACAAAAAAGAAAAAACAAACGAAAATTTACAAAAATTTATAGAAAATACTATAGTAGAAATGTTAGAAAAAAGGGTTGATGCAAGAATGACAAAAAAAGATTTATTAGAAGCGATTAAAAAGTCAAAAAAAAGTAATGATTCATTTGTTCTTCGTAAACCAAAAAAAGTTACTATGTTTTCTGATGAAGCGCCTATGGAACTACCAATTGCAAAAATGTTTTCTATAGGAAAATCTAAAAAATAAAAAACTATATGGCTCTGTCCAAAGAACAAGTATTAATTGAGTATGCTAGATGTATGTCAGATACTCCTTATGCTCTTAGAACCTATTTACAAACTTACGACAATACGGTTTCAAAATATGTTCCATTAGAACTATTTCCCGACCAAATTTTACTACTTCAAGATTATGAAGATTATGAAGAAAATATTGCATTAAAATATCGACAAGCCGGTGTATCTACTGTAACCGCAGCTTGGATATCCAAAAGATTGGTATTTGCTAAGAAAAATAAACCCGAAAAAATACTTATAATTGCCAACAAATTGGATACCTCACAAGAAATGGCAAATAAAATTCGATCCTTTATTGATCAATGGCCTTCTTGGGTTGGTGCGGGATTTGCTGCCGAAAAAAATTCACAACGACATTATAAATTAAATAATGGATCTGAAGTGAAGGCGGTTGCTACATCAAAAGACGCCCTTCGTGGATTTACCCCAACTATTCTTGTATTCGATGAGGCGGCGTTTATTGAAGCCGATAGTGATTTTTGGGCAGCTTGTATGGCATCCTTATCCACGGGTGGTAAGGTAATAGTGGTATCAACCCCCAACGGACACGACCAAATTTATTATGAAATATACGATCAATCGTTAAAGGGGATGAATAATTTCAAGATCTCCGAAATGTATTGGTATCGAGACCCAAGATATGCAAAAGATCTTTATTTAGTTCCCACCGATGATCTTATACATTACCTTTTGAATAAAGAAGAATTTGACGTGTCAAAAAATATTTCTTTCGAACATGTTGATCCATATGAAAGGGATTATCAGGAATTGCAAATGTTTTTTAATCAAGGTTATAAACCATGTTCATCGTGGTATGAAAAAATGGTTAAAAAACTCAAATACGACAAAAGAAAAATTAATCAGGAGTTAAATTGTGAATTTCTTGGGTCAGGAGATAATGTTTTTGATAACAAACAACTTGAAGATATTAAAAATAATACTATTTTGGACCCCCCATCTAAATTAATGGGAAATGCCTTGTGGATATGGAAAGAACCAATTGAAGGTCATAAATACATCATGGGGGTTGACGTATCTCGTGGAGATAGTGAAGACTTTTCGTCCATTCAAATTATTGATTTTGATGAAAGAGAACAAGTATTAGAATATGTCGGTAAAATTCCACCTGACACTTTAGCTGAGGTTGCTTATAAGTGGGGTATGATGTATAGTGCGTTTGTTGTTGTCGATATAACTGGTGGTATGGGGATTACAACGGTTCGAAAAATGCAAGAACTTGGTTATAAAAACATGTATATTGATGGTGTCGATACTACAAATATATGGTCATATAACCCAAAGGCTGTTGATAAAATTCCTGGTATAAACTTTAATAATAAAAGAGTTCAAATAATTGCGTCATTTGAAGAGTCAGTAAGACATAAGTTTAAAATAAAAAGTGTTCGTTTATATAATGAAATGAATACTTTTGTTTATATTAACGGAAGACCTGATCACCAAAAAGGACAACATGATGACTTAATAATGGGTATATCAATGGCCATTTACGTTGGTGAATCATCTTTCTCTAAATTAGAAAAGGCAACCGAACACACTAAAGTTATGATCGAGTCTTGGGCGGTGGCTTCTAATGAAAATGTTGCAAAACAAATGTATTTTGATCCTACGATTCCAAACACAAATATGGCCAATGACAGATATAGGGCGAATAGTGGGCCCAATAGAGATGATTATATGAAATATTCTTGGTTATTTGGAACTAAAAGATAATTATATGTATGGGTTTAGATTTCAGAAAACGTAGTGGTAGAATTGCTAATGGTTCCTTACTTATAGTTCCAGGTCAGACAACTAATGGTATAAAAGTTTATCAAACAACATTTTCTCAAAAAAAATCACAAAATGATAAAACTTTGGGTCCTGAATCTTTAATATCATCCCCAACACCCACCTTAACAAACACGCCTACACCAACACCCACCTTAACAAACACGCCTACACCAACCCCAACTCCGACAAATACACCCACACCAATGCCTTATTCTCCAATAGAAATTTTAATTGATCCAATATTAACTGAAAATAACGAATATATTGTTGCAGGTAATGGTGAGTATTTAATGTTTGTAAATCCTTAGAACTCATAACTCAATCCGACAGAGTTTTAAAATAAGTAACTATTTAGATATTTATATCTGTATCTAATTTTTTAATATGGAAAATAGTAATAAAAATCTAACGGTATGGCAGAGGTTAACACAAACTTTTGGTCCGAACTCAACGTTGGGTATGGGTCAACCAACTTACAAGTTAGATAAGCAGGAACTTTTAAAAACTCAAGACAAATCTCAGTTTGAAAAAGAAAAACTTCAACAACAACAATCATTATATTTAAGTAATCAGTGGGGTAAAATTGAAAATAACTTATATACTCAGGCGGTATATTATGAACCAACACGATTGGCGGCATTTTATGATTACGAATCGATGGAATACACTCCAGAGATATCAACAGCACTGGATATATACGGCGAAGAATCTACAACGCCAAATCAAGATGGTTATGTTTTACAAGTTTATTCTGAATCAAAAAGAATTAAATCTATCTTAGTTGATTTATTCATCAATAAGTTGGATATAAACACCAATTTACCAATGTGGATAAGAAACATGTGTAAGTATGGTGATAATTTTGTTTACTTAAAATTAAGTGATGAAAAAGGTGTTATTGGATGTTTGCAATTACCAAATATTGAAATTGAAAGAGTTGAAAGGGGTATGGAAACAAGAACCTTTTCTGCGGTTCCTAACATTAAACAAAAGTCACTAAAATTTACTTGGAAGGAGAAAAACACAGAATTTAATACTTGGGAGGTCGCCCACTTTAGATTGTTAGGTGATGATAGAAAACTTCCTTATGGAACCTCTATGTTAGAAAAAGCACGTAGGATTTGGAAACAATTAGTGTTGGCAGAAGACGCGATGTTAATATATAGAACTTCACGAGCGCCTGAAAGAAGAATATTTAAAGTTTATGTTGGTAACATGGATGACAAAGATGTTGAGGCTTATGTACAAAGAGTTGCCAATAAATTTAAAAGAGATCAAGTTGTTGATAACAAAACAGGAAATGTCGATTTAAGATTTAATCAAATGGCGGTTGACCAAGATTATTTTGTTCCTGTTCGTGACCAAGCGGCCCCTGATCCAATCACAACACTTCCTGGTGGTTCGAATCTATCTGAAATCGCCGATATTGAATACATTCAAAAGAAACTTGTAACGGCACTTAGAATCCCTAAGGCATATTTAGGTTTTGAGGAACCTGTTGGTGACGGAAAAAATCTATCATTACTTGATATTAGATTTGCGAGGACTATTAATAAAATACAAAAATCAGTAATTGCCGAATTAAATAAAATTGCAATTATCCATTTATTTTTGATGGGGTTTGAAGATGAGTTAGAAAACTTTACTCTTCAGTTAACAAATCCATCTAAACAAGCGGATCTATTAATGATTGATGTTTGGAAAGAAAAAGTTTTATTATATAAAGATTTAGTTGCTGAAGTTCCAAAATCAATTCCAGCAACATCAGCAACTTGGGCCAAAAAACATATTTTTGGTTTCTCAGATGAAGAAATTAAACTTGATGTGCAACAAATAAGAATGGAAAGAGCTGTTTCTGCTGAGTTAGATAATACCGCAACTATTATAACTCATACGGGATTATTTGACCAAGTAGATAAATTATATGGTATCGTAACAGGATCAACTGAAACCTCTCCGGCTGAAGGTGAAGAAGGAGGAGCGGGAGCACCACCGATGGCAGGAGGAGGACCTCCACCACCTCCAAAACCGGCAGGTGGTTCAGAACTAACAATACCTGAAAGTGTTGTTAACAAAAATTTAAAAATACTCACAGAATCAAAAGATGATGATGAATATTGGGATTTTAATAAGAGTTCTCAGTCTTTTGGTGCTTTAGATGATAGATTATCTGAACTTCTTTGTGACTAATATCATTAACGGGATATTTATTAAAAAAAAGAAAAAATGAAATTCGGTGAATTAAAATCTAAGATAGAAAAATGTTTAACAGAATCTTATTCTAAAAACTCAGTTAAAAAAGATTTATTTGTTTTTAGTGAAATGGTTTTAAAAAATAAAAAAGTGTCAAAACTATTTTACTTATATGATGAATTATCATCAAAAAAAGGTTTAAATGAAGAAGTTGCTAACGAATATATAAATCAATCTATCACCATTTATGAAAATATTATAAATAAAATTCCATATAAAACTTTTTCAGAACTGAACATGTGGGTAGGTCACATTAAGTCTGAGAATGAGTACAAAAATATTGACAACTTGTTTTCAACAGGACTATTAACTTTAGAAGAAAAAATTAAGAGTAAAAAACTTATTTCTGAAAATTTACAAAAAAGTGTTATTGTAGAAAATAGAGAAACTATAAATGTACCATTAAATTCTATGTTGAGTGTTGCAAACAAAATCGTAAAATCGTTTATATCATCTTTGAATGAATCAGAAAAAAAAGAAGTTATGAAGATTTTATCTGTACCAAAGTCAGCATTGATAGAATCCTACAATAAACTTAAAGAAGAAGTTTTAGTAAAACTTGAGGATAAATTATCTGAAAGTGATGATGAAACAAAGCAAACAATAGACCAAGTGGTAAAAAAAATAACCACGGAATCTTTCAATGAGATCAACTATTTTAAATTAAAGAATCTTTCAGAGGGAATTTAATCGTTATTTCTGAGTTTTTGCATATGAGTTGCTTTTTGAATAACTTTTCTTTTTTTAACGGAGTCTTTTTCAAACTCTTGGTTCTCAAACAAAATTTTACTTTGTTTAGTCTTGATTACCTTACTTTTTAAATCTTTTAACGCTTTTTCAATATTACCTTTTTTTACTTCTACTATTAACATAAATTTTTAACTTTGTTTATATAAATATAAATATTTCATATAATTAATCAAAATAAACGATAAGGACATGATAAAAATTTATGAAAAAGGGTAAAACAAGCAAAATCAATGGATTTAGGACATTTAAATCACAATATGGAACCATTGATTCACAAAACCTCAAATCAATTTATATAAACATTCAAACATGGGTAGAACCAAAAGATGAGATTGAAAATTGGGACAGAGTTGTTTTCAACATGACAAGATCAGTTAAACATTCTGTATATGAAAACATAAACAAAGAGATTTTTGATGATAAATTTATTGTTGATTTAGATCTTAGAACAAGCGGCCTTCAATTAAAAAAGAAATCATTTATGAATATAGAAGCAAATTTATATTTAAAAGAACACATGGATTTCAAGTCACCAAAATTAAAAAAAGTTGTAAAAAATCTTGTAAAAGATATATACGGAGATGTGTTGAATAAAAACAAATACTTTAAATTTTACTTAACTAAAAACGGAAATCTAAAACCGGTAAAGAAAGAAATTGAAGCTATTTAGTATTTATAAATAAAATATTAAATGAACGATTTAAAAATATTAGGCCCAAGAGATACGGGTAAAGGGATTCTTGTGGAATATGATTCGGGATATATAGACCCAAATGAAAGAAGAAACTTATCAATGATTAGAGAAAATCGCGATATGTCAGATCATTCTAAACCATTTGAGTTTTATGCAGTACTTCAAAAGTATAATACCCCAAATAGAAACGGAAGAATCTATCCAGAAAAGATATTAAAAAGAGAAGCTGAGAACTATAAAAAAATGATTCAAAAGGGAACGGCTCTTTCTGAGTTAAATCACCCTGAGTCTTCACTTATAGATCTTGATCGTGTATCACATGTAATTACTGATATATGGTGGGAGGGTCCTGTACTATTAGGAAAACTAAAACTTTTAACAAGTCCTGGTTTTCACGAAAGAGGTATTGTCTCCACTAAAGGTGATTTAGCCGCTAACTATCTTCGTCAAGGTGTTACATTAGGAATTTCTTCTCGTGGAGTTGGTTCTATTAAAAAAGTTGGTGAGCAAAATGAAGTTCAAGAGGACTTTGAATTAATTTGTTTTGACTTGGTTTCATCTCCATCAACACCAGGGGCTTATTTATTTTTAAATAAAGAAGATAAACCTCAATTCGAAGAAAACTTAGATGAAGAAAACAAGAGAAAGGTTGAATTAAATGTTGGACATAGTGGAAACGCTTCTCTTGACTTAATGAAAAGATTATCTGATTATTTGGATTAATAACAAAAATCATGGACGAAAAGTATTTTATTGCAAGAATCACAACTGATATGGTTGATGAAAACACTGGGAAAATTAAAAAAATGAAAGATGAAAAATTGGTTAGGAGTTATTCACCTACTGATGTTGAATCAAAAGTAACAAAAGTTTATGAAAATTATTCTATGGATTGGCGAATTACGGCAATTGCAGAATCTAAAATTGACGAAGTAATCGAGGGATAATAATCAATAAATTATTAGAAAATGGGGAAAGATTAAGTTCTTTTCCCATTTTTTTTGTTCGGAAGTGTCAAAAATCAAACTTTTTTTGAAATGATAGATATTTATTTGGTAAACTATTAAAAATAATATGTCAAAAAACCAAAATGTAGTAGAGGACGCTCTTTTCCAAATTAAAAATTTGGAAGAGGCTCTACAAGAAAATGCAAAAGGAATACTTCATTCTACAATGAAAGAAGAAATCAAACAATTAGTAAAAGAGTCTTTAAAAGACCAAGATGAGACTGAAGATGATGTCGAAGTTAACGATGATGAAGAAATTATGATGGACGACCAAATGTCTGACATGGATAATCAAGATAACAAAGACGAAATGATGATGGATGATGAAATGTCAATGATGGACGACGAAATGTCTGACATGGATGATATGGAAGATGACACCATCGACATGACCAACGCAAGTGATGCTGAGGTTTTAAAAGTTTTCAAAGCTATGGGCGATGAAGACGGAATAATCATTAAAAAAGAAGATGGTATGTTGAATTTAAAAGACGGCGACAAAGAATACATGATCCAATTAGGAGAATCTGAAGAAGATGATTTCGCCTTTGAGATGGATGAAGAGTTTTCTGATGAATCTGATGATGACTTCGAAGACGATGAAATTATTTTTGAGTTAGTAATCGATGACAAACTTCCTATGGAAGAAGACATGGATATGATTCCCATGGATGAAGAAGATGATATGATGGGATATGAAGAAAAAATGTCGAGCGATGATAAAATCATGGAAACCATTAAAAAATCAATAAATCTAAAAGGAGTTGGAATCGGAAAAGGACCTAAGTTTGGTTACGATAAAAAACCTAACATGAATGGAGGTTTCAATACCAAAAGAAAAGAAGCTTTTGGAAAAGGAACTAAAGCTATGGGTACAGGTAAAGCCAAATTTGAGTACGAAGAAAGTGAACATAAAGAAGGTTTCGATAAATTTACTTTAGGTGGAAACAAAGGTGATAAGTCAAAAACATATCTAGGTAAAAGAGATTACATGGAAACAAAAATGATGAAACCTAAAAAAATGGAAACTAAAGAAGCTTCTCGTACGTATGGAAACGGTTCCAAAGAAGGAAGAGGTTTGAGAAAAGGAATTACTCCTAACAGAAACCTAACATTTGAATCAGTAGATAATAATGAATTACAGTTGTTAAGAGAAAAGAACAATGAATACAAACAAGCACTTGACGTATTTAGAACAAAACTAAATGAAACTGCAGTATTCAACTCAAACTTAGCATACGCAACTCGTTTATTTACAGAACATTCAACAACAAAACAAGAAAAAATCAATATCCTAAGAAGATTTGATTCTGTTGAAAGTTTGAAAGAATCCAAAGCGCTATATCAAACAATCAAAAATGAATTAGTATCCACAACTAAGGGTAGTGAATCAACAATTGTAGAATCAATTGAAAGAAACGTTGTTAAAACCCCTTCAACAGGATCGGCGGTGAATTTAATTGAATCTAAAACGTATGAAAATCCTCAATTCATGAGAATGAAGGATTTGATGACAAAAATAAAATAAACATAAAAAAAAAATAAAAAACCAAAAAAAATGGGAGCATTATTAGAATCAGGTCTTGTTGGTAACATCGGTCTTAAACACCTTAAAGTTATCAAAGAAGATACAATTAACAAATGGGACAGATTAGGGTTCCTTGAAGGTCTTAGAGGCCATCTAAAAGAAAACGTAGCTCAATTATATGAAAACCAAGCTTCTTTCTTGATTAACGAAGCAACTAGTGATGGAGGTTCTAACGGAGCATTTGAAACTGTTGTTTTCCCTATCGTAAGAAGAGTTTTTTCTAAATTGTTAGCTAACGACATCGTTTCTGTACAAGCAATGAACTTACCTATCGGTAAATTATTTTACTTTGTACCACGTATCCAAGGATATCAACAACAAGCACCTACAACTCACTATCCACCAATTGGATCTCCTGAGGCTGTAGATTCAGGCCAAAACAATCCTAACCAAGGATATCCTAACAATCCTAACGCTTACACTAAAAACCTTTATGACTTGTTCTACGAAGGAAACGAAGCGGCTTTAGATCCTCCAGGATTATTTGATTACTCAAAAGGTAGATACACAGCTTGTACTTCTAACACAACAGTTCAAAAATGGGTTGGTGACCAATTAGTTGACGCAAGTGATGACGATCCAGTTTACATTGGAAACCACAGAAAAGTTTTAATGAAGCTTTGTGGATTCACAGCTGTTGGAGCCGGCAAACTTATCGGTCCTGATGGTCAAGAAATGGATACAGAATCTTTCTTATCTGATTTGACAATTACTTCAAATGGAGGATTAGTAATAGACCCATCAACTCCATGTCCTGTTGGAAATGGTCCTCTATTATTTAGAGTTGTTACTCAAATCTACGGAAAAGGTATTGTAAAATACGGAAACCAAACACAAACGCAATTTAATGCACAAACTTACGGAAATTATAACGGAACAAATCCTGGCAACGGAGGTTCTTTCTATGATATCTGTGACGCTGAAGGATGTATCTATTTAGAAGTTGATTTATCTTGTCCAGCATGTCCTACATGTGGATCTGATACTTTAGATGGTTACACTGGAACTACTATTACAGGTATTTTTTCAGGAACTTCTTTCGAAGCAACTTGGAGACGTTACGAAGAGT